TGACCACTCCGGTCATTGCCCAGATCAACGATGCTAATGGCAACGCAGAAATCAAGTTTGCAGCTATCGCATCGGCAGTCAACCAGGTCACGATTGAGAATGCAGCCGCGGGAAATCCGGTTCATATCTATGCAACAGGAACAGATGCCTCGATTGGGATTCACCTGGCTCCAAAAGGTGCATCGGGTTATGTCAATGTCCAAGGTGGAGTAGATTCAACCAAGAGGCTAATGTTCAACCCTGATGGCGGGACCACCAGCACCAGGACAATGCTTTCCTCGAGCCAAACGGTAGATCGCACACTTACCCTACCAGACGCTACGGACACGCTGATTGGCAAAGCAACCACAGACACGCTGACAAACAAGACTTGGAATTCAGCAACGATTGCGATTGCTTACGGCGGGACAAATGCAACAGCAACACCAACAGCTGGCGCGGTTCCCTATGGAACAGGCACGGCCTACGCATTTACGGCAGCAGGGACTACCGGACAGGTGTTGACCTCTGCTGGATCTGGCACGCCAACCTGGTCCACGCCGACAAGTTACGCCACAGTCACAGATGACACGACAACCAATGCAACGCGCTATCCTTTGTTCGCAAGTGCCACTAGCGGGAACCTGACTACAGAATACACCAGCAGCACCAGGCTTCAGTTCAATCCTTCAACCGGAGTCTTTACAGCAACGACTTTCAGCGGATCTGGAGCAAGCCTTACCAGCATTCCCAATTCAGCTTTGACCAATTCAAGTGTCACAATCGGGTCTACAAGCGTTTCTTTGGGAGCCACGGTCACAACCTTTGCAGGGTTGGTCTCTGTAACCTCCACGACCTTTGTAGGAGCTTTGACAGGCAATGCCAGCACAGCGACCTCGGCAACAACTGCGACGAATGCGACCAATACGGCCATCACCGATGACACTACGACAAACGCTACTTTTTATCCTACATTCGTAAGCACTACCACAGGCAATTTGCCGCAAACAGTCTCTTCTACCAAGCTAAAATACAACCCTAGCACCGGGGCTTTGACGGCAAACAAACTCATCATTGCGGCATAAGGAATCATCATGGGAACTCTAGTCTTTCAAGCCACAGCCGGAGGATCTTTTAACTTTGTAGGCCCAAACATTGCTGGAACGGTAAGCCTGACTCTTCCAAGCGCAGACGGTACAAGTGGCCAATTTTTGAAAACTGACGGAGCTGGAACGCTATCGTTTGCAGCAGCAAGCACAGCACCAGGCGGTTCCACAACTCAAGTCCAGTACAACAATGCGGGAGCATTTGCTGGCATCACAGGCGCTACGACCAACGGCACGGCATTGACTCTTGTTGCTCCGGTGCTCGGCACTCCAGCAAGCGGAGTAGCGACCAACCTTACTGGTCTGCCTCTGACAACTGGCGTGACAGGAACCCTGCCAGTAGCCAATGGCGGTACAGGGTTGACAACCACGCCTGCAAATGGCGCTTTGGACATTGGTAACGGCACAGGTTTTACTCGGACAACGCTGACGCAAGGTACTAACGTAACAATTACAAATGCAAGTGGTTCAATAACGATTGCGGCTGCTGGCGGTTCTCCAGGCGGCTCTACAACTCAAGTCCAGTACAACAATGCTGGGGCATTTGGTGGTATTTCTGGCGTTACTACAGATGGAACCAGATTAACAGCATCAACAACAATTGGAGTTGGTGGTGCAACCCCATCTACATCTGGTTCTGGTATAACATTTCCAGCAACCCAATCAGCAAGCACCAATGCCAATACGCTGGATGATTATGAAGAGGGGACTTGGACTCCATCGATTACGGCAGATACTAACTGTAGCGCGCTAAGTGTGTCTGGCAGTCCATGGTATGTGAAAGTCGGAGGGTTAGTCACATATTGCGTGAAAATCACATTTACGGTCACTTCATCTGGCTCTACTACTGCGTTTTATTTCGCTGCCCCATTCGCGCAATCTACATTAACCGATATACAAGGTGGATCGGCTGCGCTAAATCTCGGTGCTTCTTATACCGCAGGGGGCGTAGTTGATTCTAGCGCGGGGAATAGTGATGTATATGTATCATTCAGCGCAGCCATTGTATCGTCCAGCGGGGCTGGGTTTTACGCAAATATCCTTGGTAGTCTAAAAGCATCTTAATAAGGAACCAACATGAAACAACTAATCATTGACCAAATCGAAGTAGCGCAAAACGGCACTATCCAAATCCGTATGCACAAACTCTCCAGCGACGGAGACATGATCGGCAATCACAGAACATCATTACCTCCAGCAGGTGACATTGCTGCTCAGATAGCCGCAGTCAATAACCACATGGCAACAGAGAACTTTGCTGCTATACCTGCCGCCGATGTTGCTAAACTGACTGCTATCTGCAATGCAGCATGGACACCTGAAGTAATCGCAGCGTACCAAGCGCCATGAAATGGTCAATTACAGAAGTCTATGCTACTGAAGGTGTTATCACCAGGGCCAAATACCATGTTATGGCCACCAAAGGTGATGATTCAGTAGAAACAGAAGGCTATTGGGATTTTTCTGGAGATGCCAGGATTCCTTTTGAGTCTGTGACCGAAGAAATGATTGTTGGTTGGATCGAAGCTACCTCTATGCGCGATGGCAAATGCGTCATAAAATCCAGACTACAAGAGCAGCTGGACGCGAACCAGAAACCTGTTGTTGCTCCTTGGATGCCTCAGGTTTTCACTCTAGGATAAAGAATGACAACGCCAATTGACATCATCAGCAGATCGCTCAAGGACATTGGCGCACTAGAAGCGGGTGAGACTCCTTCACCAGACGCTGCCCAAGACGCTTTTGATATGCTCAATGACCTCATAGACCAATGGTCCAATGAGAACATGATGGTGTTCAATGTAAGCGAAATCATCTTTCCTGTGATCTCTGGCCAGGTCCAGTACACCATCGGACCCAATCCAAGCACTCTAAACTTTGTTGGAGCATCGTTTACCGGATCCATTGCTGGAACGGTTTTAACGGTTACAGGCATCAGCTCTGGCGCCATCGTACAAGGTCAAACTTTAAGTGGAACAGGGATCACAGCTGGAACCAAGATTGTCAATTTTGGAACCGGAGCTGGTGGCAATGTGAACGAAGTTGGAACCTACAACCTCAATGTTAGCCAGACCGTATCGTCTACAGCAATCACGGCCTACTACCAAAAGCCTCTTGGAATCACTTCTGCTTTTGTTCGCATCAACACGAATTCGAACGGAATGCCAATCATCAATGGTGGCCTAGACTACCCGGTGGCTATCCTGGCTCTGGATGACTATGAGATGATTGGCCTCAAAACAATGAGTGGTCCCTGGCCAAAGGGACTATACTTCAACGCTGGAGAAGATTCTGGGAATTTGTTCCTATGGCCAAACCCGAGCCAGGGCGAGATGCATATGTTTGCCGAGACTTTGTTTGCTCGGTTTGTAACTCAATTCGACACAATAAATCTTCCACAGGGCTACACAATGGCTCTCAGATGGTGTTTGGCCGAGCGATTGATGCCGATGTATGGCAAGAACAATGCGACCCAAATTTCAATGATTCAGACATTTTCTGGCCAAGCAAAAGCAACACTCAAACGCACTAACATGAGCCCGGTTCAGACTGCACGCTATCCTGACAGTCTGCTTGTTGGAAGAGCAAAGGATGCAGGCTGGATCATGTCCGGTGGCTTCTTTAGGTAATTTATGCCTGATTTTGGATTTGTTGGTCCAAGCTACGAAGCCCCAAGCATCTATCAAGATGCCCAGGAGTGCATCAATTTTCGGGCAGAAATTGATCCGCTGAAAGCTCCTGGCCAGCGCGGAATTGTTGCTCTCTACCCAACGCCAGGATTGACTGCTCTGGCCTTGCTAAACGCTGGAGAGGTTCGCGGACTTAGGACGGTTTCTGGTGGAGCTCAACTGATTGCGGTCTCTGGTCCCTATGTTTACTCTTTGACCTCGAGCCTGACTCCATCAATCATTGGATTCCTCAACACCAGTACCGGGCGGGTTGGGATTACTGATAACGGCGTCAATGTCTACATTGTTGACGGAGCCTATCGGTACACCTGGAGGATTTCTACTCCATCAACCGCCATTTTTACCGGATCTGTCTCTGCTACGACTCTCACGGTAGCAAGTGTCTCTAGCGGGACAATCGGTATCTCTCAACAACTTTTTGGAGTTGGAATTTCTGGAGAAACCGTAATCACAGCTTTGGGAAGCGGATCTGGAGGCGTTGGAACTTACACAATCAACCTGTCCCAGACTGTCGCAAGTGAAGTCATGAGCACGGCAGCTGTTGGAGCAACAATTACCGCTACCATTGGTGGCACTTTAAGTGGCGTTGCTATCTCTGGCATTGCGGGAACTTTTACCTGTTCAGCAGCTCCGATTACCCTGGCCATCGGGAATGCTCTTACGATCAGCGGGACTTACGGCGGGACCGGATCCATTGTTGGATATGTAAACCCAACCACTTACTACATTATTGTTACCAACGGCTCAACGACTTTCACTCTGTCTGCAACCTCTGGCGGTCCAGCAATTACGACAACAATTGGAACGCCAACAGGATTGACCTACTCTTACGCTCCGACCATTCTCAATGTGACGGCGGTGGCCTCTGGAACGCTTTACCTTGGACAGACAATCCAAGGAGCAGGGGTAGCAGTCAACACCATGATTAAAGCCTTTGGGACAGGCTCTGGAAGCACAGGAACCTACACGGTTAGCGGATCACAGAATGTTTCTTCCGAGACCATGTATGCGCTTAATTTCACTCAGATTCCTAGCACAGATGGAGCGTTTTCTGGTGCAAATACGGTTGATACCGTAGACAATTATTTCGTCTACAACCGCCCATCGACCCAACAATATGGCGCGTCTGATGCTCTAAGTCCAATTTCACCGGCCTTGAGTTTTGCTTCCAAAGACGGATCACCTGACAACCTTGTGTCGTTGATTGTGGATCACCGGGAAGTTTACCTTCTTGGTGAAAACTCCTCCGAAGTCTGGATTGATGTGGGCGCGGTTCCTTTCCCATTCCAACGGATTCCGGGAACTTCTACTCAGCACGGCATTGCTTCTGTTTTCTCTTTGACCAGGGTTGGCAATTCGTTTGC